CCCGTCCTTATCTACGATGTATGTTGTTACAGCCATTGTTTTCTCCTTATGCTGCTAAATCAGTGACGCTTAGTTCTTCAGTAATCTTCCAAGCATTGCGCCACTCACGTGATGCTGGAAGCTGTTCTTTGCGGCAGATAACCATCTTTGGTTTATTGCCAGTGTTCCAGTTCTGCCACACGTGTTGTGGGCAGTCCTTCATAATTAGGTATTCAATTGCTTCTTCTTCAGTCATTGCATCGACTGGTTCTGTTTGATGCAACAGATAGCCACGAGTATGCTTTTTAAAATCAGGTTGTGCTTCGTCCTTTGCCAACTCGTGATACACCCATACAGGTGGCAGGATACCGCCCTGTAGCGCACACGCCATCCAGTTAGGGTCAGGCACAAGTATCTTGGCGCACTCGTCAACGCTGTCCTCATAGACTACACGATAGTCTGACTGCACACCGTCTAAGTTTTCTTTAGCCCAGCATAGGCGGTCAAATAGGTGTGTGCCTTGGAATGATGGTGTTTGCATTTACGCTAGGTCTCCTAAAGCAATACAACTATTTTCTTTGTCGTGTGCGCTGTTTGCACTGTTTCTAACGCTAGTTTCAACAGCACTAGCACTTACGCTAGTAAATCTAGAAAAACCTCCACTGTTCGTCTGTACAACAGAAAGACCTGCGTGACTGAATGGATTATTTGCAAAAGCACTAGTAAGATTTCTGCGAGAAGCCCCTGTTCCTTCGTCAGAAACACTACTGACATTTAGGCTATCGTTTTGTGTAGATTGGTCAGATTGAACATTTGACCACATTTTCGCACTACCATTCACCACATAACTTGTATCCAGAGAACCTGCGGTGCTGTGTTCAATCTGGTCTGCTATAATTTTTCCAGCCATTATGCGAGGTCTCCGTGAAATATTGTATTAGCAACATCTACATCAAGCAAAGCTGTTAGTTCTACATTTAGAACAAAGAATGGAAAAGAATTTGTAACTCTTGGTGTAGTATTTTGCCTACCTAAAACCCTAGAGTCGTTAGCACCACTACCTTGTTCACAGGTTGAACCAACTGAATAGTTTATATTTGCAAAAGCAGAAGAAAAACTAATCGTTGTTTGGCCTGTACCATCATCAGAAAGACTAGCGCAATTAAAGCTATCTAAGAAAGCCATTGTTCCTGTCTGGTCTACCGTTGCCCACGCCTTCGCCAAACCCTGCTGCAACTGCATAGTCGCCGCACCGCCTTCACTTGTCACTGTGATATCACCAGCGGAGGTCTTGCCAGTGAGCGTGTCTACTTTTATCTCACTCATGCTAGGTCTCCGTGAATAGCAAACTGATTAAATGGAACATCTAAATTGGTGCCTGCCGTATTAACGGTTTCAACGGCAAGCGTAGTTGTTGTTTCCATCGTTCCTGTAACTGTGCTTGTAGAAGGATTTGCCGCTGAATTTGCAATCATTCCTAATGCCGCTTGGTTTGTATTTTCCATTGCTGAAGACAATGTAATGGTAAAGTTTCCTGTTGCATCGTCTGAAACTGAACTTGCGTTGAGTGAATTTGATATAGATGGAACGCCACTGTTTGCAATCATACACCAATGTTTCGCCGCACTCTGCTTCGTCAACGTAACAGGACTTGTGCCATCACTGGCTACTAAGGTGTCTACTTTTACTGTACTCATATCACACCACCGTCCAAGTTTCGCCAGTATTGACTGTAACTGTTACACCTGTGTCTACAGTAATTGGGCCAGCAGACATGGCATTGTAGCCATCAGTAATTGTGTAGTCAGCAGCCACAGTCTGTTTATTTTCCCAGATAGGGAAGCTACCAGTAATCTGTACAGTACCACTAAAGTCTGCATCTGCAGCTTGCAGGTTCGCAGTGCTAGGATGTGTTACTGTTTGTGTAGCGTACCCTTGAAACACAACATAAAAATCATCAGTAGCTACAATGCTACCCGTCATAGTCAAAGCTGTGCCACTAACTGTATAGGCTACACTGGGTTCTTGGCGAACATTGTTCACGAACACTTCGATAGCCTGTGCGTTGTTCGCCGGGTAGTCAAGAGTGAAGCCCGTGCCAGTACCGCCAGTCAAGTCCTGATACTTGATTTCGGTAAACCGTTCAGTCGGCTGTACACCTAGATATGCCATGTACTACCCCTTACGTAATGTCAAGATGGCTGAGAACAACGTCAGCGGATGAAGCAGTATCGGATGTTACTTTGATAGCATCACCCGGTTCTAGTACCACTTTCTGGTCTCCACCTACTACAACTAAAGAACCACCAACTGGAATCGGTGCATCTTTAACAAGGTAAACACTGTCTTCTGCACCGCTAGTACGACCTGAAGCATCAAGCTGTACGTCTACGGTAATCTGACTTGTTACAATGTTAGAGATACTCAACCCAATGATGGTGGTTTCGGTTGCAGCACCACAAGTAAGGATAGTCGCTGGGGACGTTCCTACTGCAGTATCTGTCTCTGATAAAAATGCGTTTGCCATTTCTTACTCCAAATGTATACTAATTATACCATAACTGACAAGGTTTGTCAAGTACTTTTTATCCTAATGCAATAGCAAAAGCTAATGCTGATGGGTCAGTTTCAGTTACATTTTGGAATGACAGTGTGCCTGACCCATTTGTTGTTAGCACTTGTCCACTAGTCCCATCTGATGTTGGATAGTTCAAACTAGCAATAGTCGCCGTGTCTGCTTGCACATCACCTGTTATAATAATACCGCCTGATACAACCTGTACTTTTGTTGAGCCGCCTGTTTGCAAAAGCAAACTACCTGCACCAGCATCGTTAATAAAACTTTCCAGACCGCTGTGGTATATCTCAAGGTCACTGCCTGTACCAAAGATAGCTTTGTCATTATCAGCAAATAAAATATCATTGCCGTTACTATCTAAGTCACCGCCAAGTTGTGGGGTAGTGTCATCTACTACGGCAGGTGTTGTAAATGAAAGTTGACCTGCACCATTTGTAGTCAATACCTGACCTGTTGTACCATCAGCTTGTGGATGGTTTAATCCATCAATTACAACATTGCCTGTACCGTTAGGCGTAATTGCAATATCACCATTAGATACGGATACAATGCTGTTACCGTTTACATCTAAGTCGCCACCAAGCTGTGGAGTAGTGTCATTTACTAGGTCACTAGACACACCACCTACTTGTGCATCTACATATGCTTTAATTGATTGTTGGGTAGCTAAGTGTGAAGCACTGTCTGATGACATAGTGTCTTCATCTTTAATAGAAGTTCCACTTATTGTACCGTCTAGCACAGCACTTGTCAAGGTTTTATTTGTAAGTGTCTGTAAGCCTGTTAATGTAGCTACGGTGCTGTCAATGGCGAATGTCACAGCGTTACCTGCACCAGAGGTGTCAATACCTGTGCCACCAGTAAATGTCAGTGTCTCACTGTCTAAGTCAATGCTTAATGCACCACCACTGTCAGCTTGGAAATCCAAGTCTTGTGCAGTCACTTGTGCATCCACGTATGTTTTAATTGCTTTAGCTGATGCTAGGGTATCGTCAGAAGCTGACACAGAGGTGAGGTCAGTATCAAGTGTACCAGATGCTAGATGAGTAGTGTCAATGTTTGAGATAGTGTTATTAGCAGCATCAATAACTTTGTTGATAAGTGTCTGAGAACCAGACAGTGTAGCTACAGTGCTATCAATGGCAAAGGTTATAGTCTGTGCAGAACCTGTAGTGTCAATACCCGTACCACCTGTAAAGGTAAGTGACTGACTATCCAAGTCTACATTCTGTGCGCCGCCACTGTCACCAGCAAAGTCTAAGTCCTGTGCAGTTACCTGTGCATCCACATAAGTCTTAATAGCCTTTGCAGAGGCTAGTGTGTCATCCGAAGCTGATACAGTAGTCAGGTCAGTGTCAACGTCTGTCAGTGCCGTTGCTGTGCCGATTACGAGGGCATCTACGTTTGCAGTACCGTCAAGGTACAGGTCTTTCCATTCTGCAGACACACTACCTAAGTCATAGGCATCATCAGTATCAGGAATAATGTCAGAGTTGTATGAAGATGAAGCAATGTTATTGGCTACGACATCACCAGCAAAGTAACCATCTTTGAACTTTAGTGAAGATGAACCTACATCAATGTCGTTAGTTGTTACAGGAAGGATTGCACCATCTTGAATACGTAACTGTTCAACAGATGAACCTAGTCCACCTGCATCTACAAAAACACCGACACGGTTATTTGTATCATCAACTACAACTTTGTTAATAGGCGCAGCTACACCGGGGTCTCCAATCAAGCCAATGACTGGACCCTCACCACTTGTGCCATCATGTGAGTGGCCTGTGGTGTTATCAAATGCGTTTACGAGTTGGTTATATTCATCATTAAAGTCCGATGCCTGAATAATATCGCCATCAGCAAATGAGGATTGTCTAGTATAACCTGCCATTTATTATCTCCTAGCTGCAGCTTCAAACTCTAGCTGAAAACCTTTCAGTGAGTAG